TTCAATTCAAGGAACAGTATCTTTAGGTCCTGGTGAAGCTTTCCTTTCTGTATTTTTTAATAATGTTGAAAAAGCCAAAAGTAAAGGTGATTTAATGATAGATGGTAAAGAAATTGAATTAAAATCAAGAACAGGAAGCACCGGAGCCCTAGTAGCACCTAAATATGTAGTAAGAGGCAAAGCAGATGATTTAATTAAAGAAATGGAAAAATTAATTGATTCTTTTAATTTAGAAAATGAACAAAAAGAATCTATAAAAAATTTAATTAGACCTAAAGGAACCTCTTGGCCTTATAAAATTAATACCTTATATCAAGCAGGATTAGAAGCCGGTTTAGATAAGAATAAACTTGCTAAAGATTTGTCTAAAGAAATAAGTTCATGGTATAAGAATAAATTAGATTTAAATTTTGAATCTTATTTTAATGATAACGAATTTGAATCTAAAAACTTTATATATGCTTTAGCTAAAAAATTAGCCCAAGATTATTTCAAAGAACATGGATTTGATGGATTTATGATCTCAGATAATAAAGGTAATTTTAAATATTATGAAGGAGATTTATTTATAGATGCTATTGGTAATGATATTATAGTAGCTAACCCTTCAGATTTAGTACCCCGATTAAAAATATAAATTATGTGTGACTGCGGATGTAATACTTGTGATACAAAATCAACGTTAATGCTCAACGAAAGTTTAGCTCCACGTGCTATATTGTCTGAAGGTTTAAAATACCATATGGACGCTAATAAACCGCTAACAGAACACTTATATCGTGCTGGTTCGGATAGTTACTTTAACTTATGGGCTGAAGCTCGTTCTTTATACTCTCGTGAGATATTAGAGATTACTCATGAAGATGATTTAGCTGTTTTAACCGAAACAGATTTAGGTCATTATGGTATGTTTGAAGGTAAAAAAGTGCCCTTAGATTTTCCTATCGAATTAAACGAAGATATAGATAAATATAAAGTAATTGACACCAAAACAGGTGATATAATAGATAGTGATTTACCAAAAAATATAGCCCAAAAATTAGCTAAAAAGAAAAAAGAATGGACATCCTACCCTGATAGGGAAGAATCCGTTATAGCTAAAATAGCTCAAACACTTGATGAAGCTAAAGATAAACCCCTCAATAAACCAATGCGTGACTCTTCAGGAGGTAAAGCATATAAGGTTTACGTTAAAGACCCTAAAACCAAGAAAATAAAAACAGTACGTTTTGGTTCAGGTGGTTTAAGAGCTAAAATTAACGACAAAAAAGCACGTAATGCATTTGCAAAACGTCACAAATGTTCAACTAAAAAGGATAAAACAAAAGCAGGATATTGGAGTTGTAGATTACCTCGATACGCTAAATTGTTAGGACTTAAATCAAACTTTAGCGGATTTTGGTAAAATAATAATATTTATAAATAAATCATGGCAGTAACAGGAAAACAAATACCAAACTCAATATACTCTGATAATTTCCAATGGTGGATAACTTCTGCCCCTCCATATTATTGTTATAACGCTGGAAACATAGGTGCAGATGATTTAAGTAGTGGGGGGTATTGGATAGGTACTAGTTTTACAGCAAATGGTTCACCAGGAGTACCTGCGGCATATACAAATGGGGTAAAATTTACAGCAACAACCGATTCAACTTTCAACCCAGGTAATCTTGTCCAGGCATACCATGGTACAGGCGCATCTGCTGGTACACCTTACCCAATGTCAATACTAAATGATGGTGTGAAGGATAACCCATATCTACAATCTTCTTATCAAATTGGTTCGCAGAGAGAACCTCTCTTTTTTGGTCCCTACCCACTAAATAAAACCGCAAATTCTACAGTTAATGTCGCCGACGGTGATATTATATTGATTACTACTGGGAGTGATGTTATTGGGGGGACTCTCCTTGGTGGATCCGCCTACGGTCCATTAGATAACAGACAATGGAATTTAATTTTCTACTCTACGGGATCTGCAAATGTTGAAAGATTGTCTGAATATGTAGGAGATACTTCTATAACTGGTAGAGGTAATAGTGGGATTTTACCTACCTACGCGACAGCAATGCGAGCTCAATGGTATACTAATACAGGGGTAGGAGGTTTTGTAGCAATTCGAAGTGTTGCATCCGCAACCGAAATAACATGGTGGCCTTTAACTTATGATGATAATAACGTAACAGATATAATTTCTAGAAACGACTCTTAAGATAACTGATGGATATTTTTAATGAAATATTATGGCCCCAATTTAAAGAACTTAATCATGTTCGTAAACTTTCTTTAAACGAGCAAGTCAATCAATATAACCAATATTTAAATGAATTACAATATCAACGCCAATGTTATACCCAACAGTTAAATTGGCTTAAGTGTAATAAAGGGGGAAAAAAGAAAGAAACTCTTCAAAATATAGGTTTTCTTCTCCAAGAAGATTTATTTAATTTACAACAAGAAGACGGAAATAACATTTTTATAACAGCTTATGCCTAATTTACCAATATCAGGATTACCAGCTTCATCTACCTTACAAGGAGATGAACTATTTGCCGATGTGCAAGGTGGTGTAACTAAATACACTACCTTAGATGATGTTACAAATTACGTAACTAGTTCTATTGAAACTTATAATCAAAGTAATACTAATAATTCTTATTTAGTACCTGTTGATATAACAGTTGAAGCAACAGTTGATCAATATTTAACAGGTTCAGCCTATGCTAATACAGCTATGATTCATTTAGATTGGACTGGAGATAATGGTACTATGAATTTATATCTTCCTGATGCTACAGCTGCTGTTAATGTAAATAGATCAATTAGATTTATTAGTGATAGTACTTTTTCAACAAGTACAAGAGCAGAACTAACCCCACTTTCAGGTCAAACATTAGATGGAGGAGCAGGCTCATACACTATTAATAAAGCATATGAAGGTATTATGGTTTGGTCTGATGGAGTTGAATGGTATAGAATTCAAACAAAAGCTGGATAATGAAACCCTATATTGATTTAGAGGTTACAGATGAATATATTATTCGTGAATTTAACGAAAATATAGACCCAATCGAACTTATGTGGCATCGAGATGATGAAGATAGGACAGTTGAAATTTTAGAAGATACAGATTGGCAAATTCAATTAGATAATTGCTTGCCTACCTCAATTAAAGATCGTATATTTATACCAAGACATAAATGGCATCGAGTTATTAAAGGAACAGGCACATTAAAATTAAAGATAAATAAATAAAAAACTTATAGACTGATTCATAGCCAGTCGCTTTAAATAAAAAACATGACATCTGTGGCGTCTTCAAATTTGGAGACGTCACAATTTGTTCGTATATTAAACTATAAAATCAAATATAAATGGCAGAAAAATTAGTAATTGTAGGTGCAGGTGTAGCAGGTGTTAATGCTGCAACTAAACTTGTGGATAGTGGTTATCCTGGAAAAGATATAACAATCATTGATATGGGTAAAGACCCATATAATAGAAAATACTCCGAAGTAATGGAAGGTTTTCTAGGAGCTGGTGGTTGGTCTGATGGTAAATTAACTTATCATACTTCAATTGGGGGACATATGTCTAAGTATTGTGGTGAAGATAAAGCAATGGAGTTGTTTGATGAGGTAATCAATAACTTTAAACGCTTCCACCCTAAACCAGAGGAAGTACAATGTTCAGATCCTCAAGCAGAACCAGATTTTATTAAACCATATTTCGGTTTAAGATTATTTCCGGTATGGCACGTTGGTACAGATTATTTACATGAAATAGGTAAAAATTGGTACGATTTCTTAGTTGATAATGGTGTTAACTTTGAATGGGAACGAAAAGTAACAGGTATTGATTTTAAAAACCAAACAATTGATCATAAAAAAGTCAATACTCGAAGTATTGCAAAATGTGTCCCTTTCAAATACGATCGCCTTATATTTGCTGTAGGTAAATCGGGTATTGATTTTGGTAAACAATTAGCAGACGATTATACCTTACCAACTGAACCAAAACCAGTACAAATTGGTGTTAGATTTGAAGCACCACAGGAACACTTTCAGAAACTAATTGATATTAGTTACGATTTTAAACTATATAGAAAATTTGATGAAGGAGTATCACTACGTTCTTTCTGTACAAACAACAATGCAGCATATGTTGCAGTTGAAGAAACGTATGGGAATCACAGTTACAATGGACATGCTAAAAAAGATGAAGCATTCCGGAATAATATGACCAATTTTGGTATACTAATGGAAATACCAGGTATTGAAGAACCATTTGCTTGGTCTAGAGAATTAGTATCTAAAGTAAATAAAGAAGGTACTGGTTTATATTATAGTCCAACTCGTACACCATCTATAACATCTGAGGGTGAAGATGTAAGTGCTGTATCTATTACAGAAGAACAAATGAGTGAAGTTAGGAGTGTCTTCCACGGATATTATTCGTATATTGATGACTTCATTGATGATATGAAGAAAGTATTTCCAACATTAGGTGACGATTGGGGTGTTTATATTCCTGAAGTTAAATATTTGTCGCCTGAGCCATTGGTTAATTATAAAAATTTATCATTAAATGATTTCCCAAATGTTCACTTTGTAGGTGATGCATTAAGTGCTAGAGGTATTACAGTATCAGGAGCACAAGGAATTTATGTTACAGATTATATATTAGAACAAAATCAGGATTACCCAGATTTCCACGAACATTTTTAAATATTATAAGATTAAACAAAACAAGTTATGGCTAAAGAAAAAGTATATGAGTACAAAACTATTAATTATAAAGGTGCTCATCACCATTTAGTAAGATTTTCAGGAGAAGAACATTGGAAACATCATAGATGGGAAGGTCCAGCAATAGAACCCCATCGTAAAGACAGTGAATTTGTAAAATCATACTTTTTAAATGGTAGTGAATATAATTCTGAAGAATATGCAGAATTGATGAAAGAAAGAGAAGGTTTACCTTGGTATAAAACCGCTATGGGTAGAGCAGGGGAAAATAGAAATTAAAATGAGAGAACATACACTACAAGCACAACCCTATGAAGGTAAACGCCATGAAAAAGCATGGGGTCATGAATTATGGATTATTAATAATGAACTATATTGTGGTAAGTTATTAGTATTTAAAAAAGATAAATCATTTTCAATGCATTTCCATCTATTAAAGGATGAAGCATGGTATATTTCAAAAGGTAGATTTTTGTATAAGTATATTGATACTGAAACATCTGCTGAAAAGGAAATGACAGTTGAAGAAGGTGATTGTATTCACCTAATGCCAGGACAACCCCACCAAATGTTGGCTCTCACAGAGGGAGCTACTATATTTGAAGTATCAACTCAACACTTTGATAGTGATAGTTACAGAGTAATGCCGGGTTCATCACAAGAAGATGATTATAATAATTTACCATTTTAGTTATGATTAAGAAAAAATATAAAAAAGAAAATAGTGAGTTAATAAAATCTATCCAAGATATGGGAAGAGATATTGCTGTACTAGAAATTAAGTTAGTAGGAACATCTAAAATAAAAGATAACCTAATATATGAGTGTACATACGCTGATAAAGGTGCTATTAAAAATGTTCCTATTATAGCTCAAGATGTAACTCAAGCATTAGCTAAATTAGAACAATTTACACATTCAGGCATTCCTGAACCAGTTCTTCAATATATGCTTGGAAGTGAAAGATTCTCTAATTAAATTATAAGTTATGAAGATAGGATTATGTGGTACAATGAGTGTAGGTAAGACTACATTAGTTAATGCACTTAAGGAGCTAGATTATTTTAAAGGTTATAATTTTAGAACAGAACGTTCTAAAGAACTTATGGCTCAAGGTATACCATTAAATACTGACTCAACATTAAAGGGGCAATGTGTATTTTTAGCTGAACGAGCAGGTGAATTAATGCAGGATAATATTATTACAGATCGTACTGTAATTGATGTTATGGCCTTTGCCAATTGTTCAAATTCAATGGATATATATGATAAAGAAGATTTTGAAACATTAGCTTCTCATTTAGTTAGGGAATATGATTATATATTTTACGTATCACCTGTTGGTGTAGAAATTGAAGATAATGGCGTTCGTGAAACTAATGCTACATATAGACAAACAATTGATAATATGATTGTTAAACTATCAACTAAGTATAATCATAGAATTAAAAAGTTATATACATTAGAAGGTAGTACAGAAGATAGAATACACCAAATGGTGAACTATATTGGTCTTTGACATATTTATAACAAAAATCCACCCCAAATGAAAAGAAAAGAATTTAAAGAATACCTTAAAAACGAAATAGTTGAAATTTTATCTGAAGTATCTAAAGAGGATGTTGATGCTCAAAAAGAATATAACACTGAGTTAGAAAAAACACTAGCATTATCTAAAGAAGTGGGTTTAACTGAAGATGAAGATAGTGAACCAACCTCAGCAGATTTAAAGAAAAAAGATTCTGTAGCTACTACTGCTAAAAAATTACAAAAAATAGTTGCCAAAATGAAAGGTTTAGCTAAAGAATTTAAAGAAGCAAAAGGTGATTTAAAAGATCAAATTAAAGATAAATTAAAAGACCTTACAGCTGAAAAGAAAAAACTTGAAAAAAATCTTTAAAAATATCCAAAATCTACTCATTGTAGTATTAGTTATAATAATTCTATTTATGCGAGCATGCTCGGGTAGTGGGAACCAAACTATAGCAACAGACCCAATAACAATTACAAACGTCGAAGTTAAATGGGATACGTTAAAAATTGATAGTATAGTGTATGTTCCCAAGTGGAGAACTAAAATCGAAACCATACATGACACTATACCTACCATAGTAGATACACTATATATTTTAAAAGATTATTATGCAACCCACGCATATGTCGATACATTAAATTTAGATTCAATAGGAAATATAATTATAAATGATACTATAACTCAAAATTTAATTATATCAAGAAAAATTACTCCTAATGTATTAATCCCCACCACTACAATAACTAACACAGTTTATATTAATAATAGAGAATTTTATGGGGGTTTAGGATTACAAGGAAGAACAAACCAACTAAATTATTTAGGGGGGGGATTGTTATATAAAACAAAAAATAAACAAATATACGGTTTTGGGTTAGGTGTTAATCAAGATTTCCAACCTATCATGTCAGGCCGTATATACTGGAAAATAGGAAAATAATGGCTGAGGATTTAAAATATATTATAAGACAAGAATATCTTAAATGTGCTCAAGACCCAGTTCATTTTATGAAAAAGTATTGTTTTATTCAACACCCTCAAAGAGGTAGAATCCAATTTAATTTATACCCATTTCAAGAAAAAGTATTAAAACTCTTCCAGGAAAATCCTTATTCTGTAGTACTAAAATCTAGACAGTTAGGTATATCTACTTTAGGTGCTGGTTATTCTTTATGGTTAATGTTATTCCATAAAGATAAAAATATACTTTGTATTGCAACAAAGCAAGAAACAGCCAAAAATATGGTTACAAAGGTTAAATTTATGTATGAAAATTTACCTTCTTGGCTAAAAGTAGATGCAGATGAAAATAATAAACTAACATTAAGATTAAATAATGGCTCTCAAATTAAAGCAACATCAGCAAGTTCAGATGCTGGTAGATCAGAAGCCGTTTCTTTATTGTTAATTGATGAGGCTGCTTTTATTGATAATATTGGTGAAATATGGGCCTCAGCTCAACAAACATTAGCTACTGGTGGTGGGTGTATTGCGTTAAGTACTCCTTATGGTACTGGTAATTGGTTCCATCAAACTTGGGTTAGAGCAGAAAATTCAGAAAACCAATTTTTACCTATTAAACTTCCATGGTTTGTTCATCCTGAACGAGATCAAGCATGGAGAGATTCTCAAGATCAATTATTAGGTGATCCTAGAATGGCAGCCCAAGAATGTGATTGTGATTTTAGTACATCTGGAGATATAGTATTCTACCCAGAATATATAAGTTTCTACGAACAAACCTACATTAAAGATCCACTTGAAAAAAGAGGAGCAGATAAAAATTTATGGGTTTGGGAACCTGCAGATTACTCTAGAACATATATGGTGATAGCTGATGTAGCTAGAGGTGATGGAAAAGATTACTCAGCATTTCATGTTATAGATGTTGATAATAATGTTCAAGTAGCAGAATATAAAGGTCAAATAGGTACTAAAGAATATGGCCATTTATTAGTAGGTATAGCTACCGAATATAATAACGCTTTACTTGTAATTGAAAACGCAAACATAGGATGGGCAACTATTCAAGTAGCTATTGATAGAAATTATACTAATCTTTACTATTCACCTAAGAGTGGAGACATAACATCAGATTCGTATTTTGACGCCTATAGTGATAAAAGTAGAATGACTCCAGGATTTACAATGTCTTCAAGAACAAGACCAATGGCAATTGGTAAATTTCAAGAATACATTAGTGATAAAGGGGTTACAATACAATCAAAAAGATTGGTAGAAGAAATGAAAGTGTTTGTTTGGAAAAATGGAAGAGCAGAAGCCCAAATTGGCTACAATGATGACTTGGTTATGTCATTCTCTATCGCTATGTTCATGCGTGATACGGCTTTTAAATTTAGACAACAAGGAATAGATTTAACAAAGGCATCATTAAATGCAATGAATAAAACAACAACTGCTTACTCAGGGGTCTATTCTAGAAATAGTGCAGATAACCCCTTCAAGATAGATAACCCGTATGGTGGGAAGGAAGACATTAGTTGGCTTCTTAAGTAATATTTATAACAATAATAAAATATAAAAATGGCTGATAAAAGTGTATTTACAAGGTTAAAAAGATTATTCTCTACGGATGTTATCATTCGTAATGTAGGGGGTAATCAACTAAAAATAATTGATACTAATTCAATACAGCAAGCAGGTGAACTTGAAACAAATTCACTAACTGATAGGTTCTCTAGATTATATACTACAAGCCAATATCCAT